ATCTCAGAGATAAAAAAGAGTTAATGTTAGATGGTAATATAAAACTAACCGTAAAGACTCCAACCGTTTTAGATCTAATTCAACATAAAACATCATATGACTATAACAAAGATTTATATCCTTTACTTTCTTCCTGTTTATTAGAACTAGAAACTGAAACACAAACTGTGAATCTAGAAATGAAATCAGATGAAGATAAGACTTATGTCTTAGAATCATTGAGCAGAGAGAATTTTAAAATCCTAAAAGAGTTTATAACAGAAGGATTTTTGGTTCTAAAGTTAAACTATGTTAGTTCAGATGGAGTCGAAAGAGAGGTGATAGTCACTGACTTTATAAATTTTTTAAGATTCTATTTGGTTACGCTGACTTAGTTAAAGTCATGAATTTGTTATTTGATCTCACAAACCGAACAAAGTTTTCCATGACAGAAATAGAAAACATGATAATATGGGAAAGAGATGTCTATGTTTCACTTAAGAACATAGAGATAGAAAAGAATAACGAACAAATAAGAGAAAGAGCACTCCGATCATGACAGAAGAACAAATGGGTCCACCATCACCTAACGATAGACAATCTCCAGAAATACCAGAGTTTCTGAGAGCACCAGAAATGGGTCCTCCTGCTCCAACACAAAACGATACAGATGGTATTCCTCATTTACTGGCAAGACCAGAGGAAACCAATCCAACTCAACCCCAACCACAACCCCAAACTAAAAAATTAAGTATTTTAGAAAGAGCAAAAACTAATCTGTCGGCAGAGGGATTGAGCAATTTCTTTATGAGTCATGTGAGTTCGGATATGAGTCAAATAGAAGGTGCTGCTAGAAGTCTCCAGACTTCATTTGGTGAATCTATTCTCGGTGGATTGTCAGAAGAAGATCAGGAACTTATTCCAGACGAATTAAAAGAACTGTTAGGAATGGAACCAATTGCTCAATTGTCAGAAGAATTAAATACTAATTCTATGGGTGGAGAATCACCATCCCAAGGAGACATGAATGCTGCTGAATCAGTAAACTCAGTTCAATCTTCTGTTAGTAGGCAAATGAATAACCCCTCGGCAGGAAACCAAGGGGTTATTAGAGATCAATCTACAGCAGTTTCTCCCGGTGCTAGTCCTATGAACCATGTTGAAAACATGTTGTCTTCAATCACTTCTCCTCCAGCACACCGGAATATGATTTTCTAATCAAGACTCGTTAGCGAGTCTCTCAAAGTAATCAAGTGCATTGTCTTCCTCAACGTCCTCCCGTGCTGATACGGGTTCATCTACCGTCTCAACCGTTTGGTTGTTACTTGAGGTATCACGAAGGTCATTACCGATAACACCAGTGAACTTGGTAGATAGATCTTCGTAAGACTTAAATTGATCAGCCTCAACAAATGCGATCAGTGAATACTCCTTCTTCCAGAGCGATTCCAACTTTTCATCATCACCACCGAACAGAGCAGACTGTGCGTCAAACTCTGACTTGTCGTAATTGATGTACCCAGCAACCTTACGAACCTTCAACTTGAAGTCCGCACCCTTCCAGAAATCAAATGGATTGATAGCCTCTTCGTCTTCAAACTCAGGAGACATCGCCTCATTGATCTTGTCGAAGATCTTCTTTCCGTACTTAAACAGGAAGTTCTTACCTTCGTTCTGGGGATTAGTTGGATCACTCACAACAAGAATATTTGAGATGTACTGCATCTTACGCTTGCGAGTACGAGCAATATCCTTGTCCGATTCGAGTCCACTGTTCCACAACTTGTTGTTTGCTTCACAGACAGGACACTTTCCACCTGTAGTGGTAGGACAATTTTCAATGTACCAACCACCTGGTCCTTGGAATGCGTGAGAATAGGTCTTCACAAATGGAAGATCCTCATCACCAAAAGCCGGAAGGAATCGAATCACGGCATAACCATTACTCGACTTGTCCAGTTCTGGACGCCAGAACCGATCATCCTTGTAGGATTCCTTGGATTCTGAACTCTCGATCTTCTTCTGAAGATCTGCAATGCTGTTCTGTGAACGCTTCTTGAAATCTGCAAAACTCATATGTTTTCCTTTCCCGAGGAACTACCTCGGCGCGAGTGTTACTGGGACCATCCCAGTTCGATTATTATAGTACTTAAATTATATTTGTCAAAAAGGAAGTTTGGTTTTTTTAGGGATCAGGTTTATATCCTCACCCTCTATTCTAATCTTCTCTATGATTGGCTTAGTGAGTAATTTAGCACCCATTTCAGGACCAAAACCAAACTTTTCGGATACTGCTAAAACGGCATCAATATAGGTTTCGCCGTTTTTGTTTATATGTGACATTACTTCATTACAAAAATTAACTTTCAATTGTTCAGTCATTCACCTTTCCTTTTGAATATGCTTCTTGTCTTCTTTTTTGGGGTTTCCTCTATTTTTTCCTCTTTAACAACATCTGCATTCCATGTCCAGCCTGTTACTGGGGAATATGCCCATGTTCCGCCGTTATTCTTTACATGATTTTCTCTGAATAATTTTGCTCTGGAATCTTCGTTTGATAAAACCCAAAATTTACTTGCCATTTTTATGTTCCTTATTGTAGGTTCATTTTAAAAAATGTCAACTTTAATATATATAGTTAAGTAAACAACGGAGAAACTCCATGTCAATATTAGTAAACGTCCACGGTGGGACTGCTTATGTAGAAACAGACTTTGGTACTTCACCATTAGGTGCAACAGCACACTTACCATTAAACAAATTGGTTTGGGGTGATGATTCCATTTCAAACCGAGTAAACGAGACAACACCTCTTCCTGTTCAAATTATGGCAGTGACTGGTGAATCTCTTGTTGTTTCTGGTTCTCTTGGTGCAAGTGGATCTTTTGGAATAGAAAATACCATCACTGGTTCAACATTGCATTACCTAGCAGTTGCTGGTAGCACAGATGGTGCAACACCAGTTGGTGTTACTGGAACCGTGTCCGTTGCTAATGGACTCACAACTGGTTCGACCGTGAGTATTCGCGCACTATCATCAGCCACCGATAGTGTCACAGTTACAGGTGGAGTCAGCATTCTCGGATCACTCGATCTAAACTCAGGTACAGATTCAGTTTCTGTATTCGGTTGGGATGGTAACAGATACGTCAACACCACACTATATGGTGGTGATGGAACAACAATAGGAAACTCTGGTGACGCACTCAATGTCAATCTAGTAAATGCTGGTGTAACATTCAGTGTTAACATTGGAGCAACTGTTGGTGTTGTAAATGGAGATTCTGGACTTGTAGTACAAGGACTCTCTGGTGGTGAACCAATCACGGTTAAGGGAAGAAACGGTGAAGCAGTAGAAGTTGTTAACAGTCCCGGTAGTGCAGTTGGAGTAACTGGTGATTTCTTTGTCGATGGTACTCAAGTAACAAAAATCTCTGAAATTACCAGACCATCAACAATAATATCTGGTTATACCCTAGCAGCAGTAACAGCGACTGTTCTTCCCAGTAATTCACTAAAAACAGGCATTACAGTCAAAGCATCTTCTGTAAACACAGATTTAATCTACGTTGGAAACTCAGGACTCACTGGTGGTGTTACAGCGAACGGTTATCCTCTTCAGGGTGGTGAAAGTGTCTTCATCGAATGCAACAACTCAAATCTAGTTTATGTGGTTGGTACAACGGGTGATACAAGAGGTGTACATTACATCGGCTCATGAATTCACAAAGTAATACATCTACGGGAACAACTGGACCAGAATTTTATGCTTCTGGATCATTTTATGGAATAAAGTTTTTTAACGAAGTAAAAGATGCTCTAGACTTCGATAGAAAACTTCCATGTATTCCTGATATTTACCTAACCGATTCTAATACCAAAATTTTATTAGATTATACTTCTTGTGTTGATCCTTCTGGAGCTGAATATCTAGAGAAAATACTTAATGGTATTTCTTTGGGTGCGGGGTTTACTCTTCAAAATGCAAAGTACATAGATCCTGTCACTGGAGTAGAATCAGATTTATCTGGTTATTACACATACGGTGCTACATTTGATAATGGTATATACGGAACTATAGCAGATGTTCCCGGTGCAGAAGACTTTGATAAGAAATATTCAAGTGATGGTTTCTTTGATTACTTTAATGCTATATTCGAAGTAAATAATGCAGATACTACGGAAAGAAATGTAATCAAAAATTTCTTCGGTAGTTCACTATCACCCAGCTTTACCCAACTTGGGTTAAGAACAGGTGATTATGTAAAAGTATTAAATGGTACAAATTCAAGTACGACAAAATTACACGAAGTTACAAACTTCTATAAAGATTTTAATGATCATGAAATTGTTCAGTTTGGAAACTCAGCGGATTTTATAGATGAAAATCGTGTTGGAAATTCAACCGAGTTGCGTCTATATCGAGTGGATAAAACAGCGGCATCAACACAAACAACTACAATATTGGATGCAGTTGGAAATGCAGTTGCAATAGATAGATCAACCATAACAAACTTAAATGGAAGAGTTAATTTTATTAATTTTTATGTGAAGAGTAATAAGTTTTATGCGTTAAGTTATGAAGCACCAACTATACTATTAAACATTGGTTCTACATAT